CTGAAAAGTGGGTTGAGAATGATATGACTGAGCGCACACAAATCGCTGCTCTCAACGCATACACTTGGTCTAAGGATGTTGCTGTGCCCGCTGTTAAGAACGCTGCACAGAACACTTATACCTTCGGTGTGAAAGTGCGTGAGGTTTATAACATTCTCACTGCTCGCCAGTTTGTGACCCTTTGAGTTCTATGTGGGACTGATACATAAGTCCCTTACAGTTCAACACACAAACTCCCTTCTAAAATGCTTGAGATTCTTCTTGCTTCTGTGGTCATTGGATCTACTGAAATCGCACCTAATGTTCTGCAGGTAGAGTATCTTACTCCCAGCAGTCAAGTGGTTACTGTGCTGGACAATGTGGAACTAAAAGGTTCACTGAACCTTCTGGATGTGGACTGAATTAAAGTTGCTCACCTCCAAAGTGTCCCAATAGTATGAGGGGCACACACTTTACTCCCCCGCCAACACTTTCTTTCCTCAAATGACCGCTACTCTTCAAACCAACGTGCCCGACACTTCTTATAACGGTTGGGAGAATTATGAGACCTGGAATGTTGCTCTGTGGATTCAGAATGATGAGGGTCTGTATAACCTTGCCCGTGAGGCAGGTTCTTATCAAGATTTCGTCGAACTTGTGAGTGAGTTTATGACTCAAACTCCTGACGGTGTTTCGTTCACTGACCCTGCTCTGAATGTGATCGAACTGAATAGCGACGTGTTCGACTTCTAAGTTATATTTTTTCACCAAAACAATGAAACTGTTTATCATCAACAACGTTCTCTCTGATTGGACTTCTGGAATGGCAGTTATCGCTGCTGAGTCTAAACAACAGTGTCGTGAGTTGTTTATTAAAGAGTTCAGCGAATATCATGCCAATGAGTTTGATGAACACGCGAAGTTCACTGTTATCGAATCGGTGTCAGTTGATGAGGCAGGTGTTATCTCTTATGAGTACGGTGGTGGTTAAGTAGTGTCCCCACAGTAAGCATACATCAGAGGAATGAGAATGCGCCTCTATAAAGACACTCACTCAACACACGGTTCCTAACACTTTCCTTCTTCATTATGTCCAAGTCCGTTATTCTTTCTCTGCTGTCTAAGGGTAACACTGGTTCGGAACTTCTGTCCATTCTCGATGTTATCGTCGCTGATATTGAGCAGGAGAACATTGAGAGTTGTGCGGAAGTCTTTGCCAACTGATTAACACTTACTGTTTCTCTCTTAACTAACACTTTTCTTCGTTATTATGTCCAAGTCCCTGATGCTTTCTCTGCTGTCTAAGGGTAACACTGGCGACGAAATCCTTTCCATTCTCGATGTTATCGTGAGTGACAATGTTTCGGAGGTTGTTGATATGCCTATTCTGGGGCAAAGTGTTCCTACCCTTGAGGAAATCGCGTTCTGATGTATAATGGGAGTGCTGCGGTGATTGACACTGTGGCACTCTTAAGTTATGATGGTTGATATAGGTGAAACGGCAGTGATTTGCCGCCGTTCGTTTATATCGCCGCGCGGCGTTGCGTATATAAGAATTCGGGTCCTTCCCAACCTACAGAGGTGACAAATCGACCTCTAAATATCACTCTCATAAAAATTTTCCGGAGACAAATGAGACCCATAAAAGGACGCAGAACTCCATACTGGAACTTTTATAGAGCAGTTCTTGCAGGATGGTTGATTCGCTACCCAAAACAAACATTCAGGGTTATCGGAGTCCCTCTGGGAATACTGATAGTGCTGATATATAATGCAGCAACAAAATGAGATGACCTCAAAAAAATCCGGAGAATTTTTTTATGACCCAGAAGATTTACCATATCTACGCAAAGGATAAGTGTTTATTTCATTCGGTGAAGGAAGAAGAATTCAAAGTAACTTGGAATACACTGAATCAACTTGTAGGACTAATGCACACTGACTATTCCGTTGAGGATCTGTCATATGAAGAACTGACAATTAGCAAAGAATTATGTCTAAACTCATCATTTTGACAAGGATTGACAAGGCATATATAGACTGATAAAATTGAATTGAAAATTGACGGAGGATTAATTCGTGGCAAAGGGATTCACTGTAAAAGCAGCAGCACCAAAACCCACAGAAAAGGAGTGGGATTATGATGCTATTAAAGAAAGAATGAAAGGAAAGAGTATTATCTTTTGTTTACCTGGAAGAGGATGTTCTTTTATTTTTCTAAAAGCATTTGTACAACTTTGTTTTGATCTTGTACAGAATGGAATGAGTATTCAAATTTCTCAGGATTACTCATCAATGGTAAACTTTGCACGTTGTAAAGTACTTGGAGCAAATGTTCTCAGAGGTCCGAAACAAATTCCATGGGACGGTAAACTTCAATATGATTATCAACTTTGGATTGACTCGGATATTGTCTTTAACTCAGAAAAGTTCTGGCAACTCTGTGATGTTGCACTGAATGAGGAAGGAGAAGAAAAGGAAATCGTTGCAGGTTGGTATGCCACAGAAGATGGACACACAACTTCAGTAGCACACTGGTTGGAGGAAGATGACTTCCGCAAAAACGGAGGAGTTATGAACCACGAAACTGTCGAGTCTATCTCAAAGCGTCGTAAACCATTCACTGTTGATTATACAGGTTTTGGTTGGGTTCTAATTAAGAAGGGGGTCTTTGAAAATCTTGAATACCCTTGGTTTGCTCCTAAGATGCAAGTCTTTGAGTCTGGTGCAGTTCAAGATATGTGTGGGGAAGATGTTTCCTTCTGTCTTGATGCAAAAGAAGAGGGATTTGATATCTGGTGCGATCCTCGCATTCGCGTGGGGCATGAGAAAACTCGCGTAATTTGACAATTAAAACATTATTAAAAGGAGACTAATTAAATGGCTAAAGGCGGATCAAACAAACTTACATTTGAACCAGGAGCACCAAAGAAAACCCGTCAGGGACGTTCTTCTCGTACTCTTTTAAGTGCTACAAGTCGTAATGGTCGTAAAAAGAAGTATCGGGGTCAAGGTAAATAATTACAAATGCTCCAATTAAATCCTCAAATCCCAGTTTTTACTCCTAAAGGTAAAGGTTGGGCATTTTTTTTAATCGATCGTTCTCAAGAACATGATTTAGAATGGGTCGTGTTCCTAGATAGTAGTGGAGAATGTTGGACTTTTAAAAATTCCGATATTCGTATTCAAAAAAATTATACTTTACATCGAAATTTAGATTCATAGGGATAGAAACCCCGTAAAAAGTTCTGATTTTTACCAAAATCAGGAGTAAAAAATGACTAAAAAAGTCGATAAAGACCAAGATTTCATGAAAACTCAGTGGGGAACTGAATATTTGTCAAGTGAATATGGTTGGGACGAAAAAATCAGAAAGCAAAAAATGCTTCGTGAGATTGCAAATGACGAATTAACTCCCAAAAAACACGATTTTTATCATCAAAGTGAAATTCATTCAAAAATTCGCAATGATAATGACTATGATGACTGGAATTATGGAACCGAACCAATTTATGAATCAAAAAATCTCTAATAAATAAGTTAGTTTTATAAGTTTGTATGCCTCTAGAACGGGTAAGTAAGGGGTTTAAAGATTTAAGCATGTCATTTCAGGTCAATCCCCTGAATTATGACCTTATTGCGCTTAAAAATGAAACTGCTATTGCCCGTTCTATTCGCAATTTAGTACTTACATACCCAGGTGAAAGATTTTTTAATGAAAATTTAGGTTCAAAAGTGAGTCGTTCTCTATTTGAGAATCTTGATGAAATATCTGCATCTATAATTAGAGATGAAATTGAGAATACTATTAGAAATTATGAACCAAGAGTGAATCTGATTTCGGTAGATGTAAGTCCAAATTATGATAATAATGAATTTCATGTAACAATAAACTATAGAATTGTCGGTATTGATGTTTTACCTCAACAATTATCATTTGCACTTCAGCCAACACGATAAATGGCACTAGTTAATTTTACTAATTTAGATTTCGATCAAATAAAAGTTTCAATTCGCGATTATCTAAGGGCGAATTCAAATTTTACTGACTATGATTTTGAAGGATCTAATCTTTCAAATTTAGTTGATGTCTTAGCATATAATACTTACATTTCCTCATATAATGCTAATATGATTAGCAATGAGGTCTTTATTGATAGTTCCACACTTAGAGAGAATGTAGTTTCTCTCGCAAGGAATATTGGATATACTCCACGATCACGTAGCGCGGCGAAAGCAAATATATCTCTTTTTGTAAATACATTTGGGTTTACAACTAATCCACTCACTTTGACTTTGAAAAGTGGTGTAGTCTGCACTTCAAATAGTTCTTTTAGTAATCAAAGTTTTTCTTTTATAATTCCAAATGATATCACAGTTCCTGTAGTAAATGGAATTGCATTATTTGAAAATATTGATATCTATGAAGGAACTTTTGTTGTTAACAGTTTTACAATTACTGCAAATAACCAAAATCAAAGATTTATTTTAGATAATCCAAATATTGATGTAGATTCAATTAAAGTTTTTGTTAGAGATACTCAAGCAAGTACAGTAAGAAGAACATTTAATCTTTCAAAAAATCTTTTTGATGTTGATTCTGAATCAAGAGTTTTCTTTATCCAGGAAATAGAAGATCAGAGATATGAACTAATTTTTGGAGACGGCATTTTTGGGAAAAAACTTGATAACTTAAATTATGTTGAAGTGTCATATAATATTACAAATGGAGAGTCTGCAAATGGAGTATCTGCATTCAATTTTAATGGTAGATTAGTTGATAATAACAATAGAATTATTACTACCGGCATATCATTAATTACAACAAATTCGTCTTCTCAAAATGGAAGAGAAATTGAATCAGTAGAATCGATTAAAAAATATGCTCCAAGAAAATATTCTTCACAAAATCGGGCAGTAACTGCTACAGATTATGAGACTATTATTCCTACAATTTATCCAGAGACAGAAACAATTTCTGTATTTGGTGGAGAAGATTTAACACCTCCCCAATATGGAAAGGTTTTTATTAGCATAAAACCAGTTAATGCTCCCTTCGTATCATCCCAGATAAAGAGTAATATTAAAAGTTCTCTTCGTAGATATGCAGTATCTGGAATAGTTCCTGAAATTGTAGATTTAAAATACCTTTATGTAGAATCAGATACTACTGCATATTATAATTCAAATTCAACTATAGGTCCAGATCATCTCAAGGATATCATTTTTAATAATGTTAGAAGATACTCAGATTCAAGTGAACTGAATAGATTTGGTGCAAGATTTAAATACAGCAAGTATTTAAAGGTGATAGATGATTCGGATTCTGCAATAACTTCAAATATTACAAAAATTGTAATAAGAAGGGATTTAAAGGCAGTCTTAAACTCATTTTCTTCATATGAAATATGTTACGGAAATCAATTTCATATTAAAGATAGGAATGGATATAATATTAAATCTTCTGGATTTGGAGTTTCTGGAATAAGTGATACTGTTTACTTATCAGATATTCCAAATTCAAGTGGTTTAGGGCGTATTATTCTTTTTACTTTAGGAAATACTTCTACCCCAACAATTATTAATCAAAATGCAGGTACTATTGATTATAGTAAAGGAGAGATTAATTTGGGACCAATAAATATAGTTTCTACTACAAAACAATCATTTTCTCAACCAATAATTGAGATTTCAGCAATTCCAAAATCTAATGACGTAATAGGATTGCAAGATCTTTATCTGCAACTAGATATTAATAATAGTGTTGTAAATATGCTTTCTGATGATGTGGAGTCTGGTTTAGACATTTCAGGATCATCATACAAAATTACATCAAGCTACACTAACGGGAACCTTGTAAGATTATAATACAATGACAGAAACAAGAATCAGAATTAGTTCTATTATCGAGAATCAACTTCCACAATTTGTTGTAGAAGAATTTCCTTTAGTTAATGAATTTCTAAAGCAATATTATATTTCCTTAGAATCTAAAGGACAGACATTAGATATTCTTCAGAATATAGACCAGTATGTTAAGGTCGATAATCTAACTAATCTGATAGACTCTACAGTTTTAACACAGGACATATCTTTCTTTGATACTACTATTAATGTAGAATCTACATACGGTTTCCCAGAATCTTATGGTCTTCTATCAATAAATTCGGAGATTATAACATATACTTCCAAAACTTCTACATCTTTTGAGGGATGTATACGTGGGTTTAGTGGCGTAACTTCATATAATCAAAAGAAAGATGAGTTAACCTTCTCTCAAAGTGAGTCTAAAGAACATCCATCTTCAACTATAGTCTCAAATTTAAATATCTTATTTTTAAAAGAATTTTTATTTAAGATTAAAAAACAGATAACTCCGGGTTTTGAGGATAGGGAGTTATACTCACAGTTGGACCAAAGACTTTTTATTAAGCAATCAATTGATTTCTATTCATCTAAAGGAACAGAAAATTCATTTAAAATCTTATTCAAAGCTTTGTATGGGAAAAATGTTGATGTTATTTTACCAAGAGATTATGTAATTCGCTCATCAGATGCAGATTATAGAATAACTTCAGAGGTATTTGTTGAGTCTATTCAGGGAGATCCTAATCAACTATTAAACAGAACACTATATCAAGATGATGTTGGGTTTATAAAATCTGCGAAAGCAACAGTTTCTTATGTAGAAGAAGTAAGAGTATCTAATAAAACTTATTATAAATTAAATTTAGATTACAATTATGATAGAACTGTTGAAGTCCAAAGTAATACTAATAGAGATTTCACGGTCCATCCTAAAACAAAAGTAGTTTCTGATATAATTTTCGGTTCATCAACCCTCGAAGTTGACTCTACAGTATCATTTCCAACCTCTGGAAATTTATTAGTCAATCTTCCAAATGGCACGACTTTAAATATCCTTTATAATTCTAAAACTTTAAATCAATTTTTAAACTGTTCCGGAATAGACCAAGATATTCCAGATGGGACTACAATTTCTTATAATACGTATTCCTATGCATACGTAAATAACGATATTGTAAAAGTTAGAATTCTTGGAGTTATTTCTGACCTAGAACCTCAAGGTAATTCAATTCTATATTCTACTAAAGATGTAATTAGAATAAAAACTTTAGGAATTAATTCTAAAAATTTAAAAGCAAATAATTGGTTTTTTAACATACCGGTAAAATATAAAATTAAGTCAATTTATAAGAAAGATTCTTCAGATAATTCTTATGAAATAGAATTTTATGATGAGCATTATTTTAATGTTGGTGATAATGCAACTTTATTTTCTTCCGTTGGAGATCAAGAAAATTGTTATGTTTACGCTTTTAACAATAAAAAATCTATAGGGGTCAGATTGGGGTCGGAAAGACCTTCATTGAATGAAAATAATACTTACATTATAAGAAAAAATATTTTAAAAGCAAATTCAAAGAATTATTCTCAGGTAAATGAGTATACAACAAATGTACAAAATGTATATGAAGACTCTACAGATAATTCAGTATACGTAACATCTCCATCAATACCAAGTTATTCAGATAACGAATTGAAAGTAACTAATAGATCTGTTACTTTTAGTGGATCTTTTAGTGGAGAAGACCTTGATATTGGCACTCATGGTCTTTACACAGGAGATCGTGTAGTATATAAATCGGGTCTTATTGATACCTTAGGAATAAATCCCGGAATATATTTCATAAAAAAAGTAGATCAGACAAAAATTAAACTTGCAAAAAGTAAATCTGATATTTTTTATAATAAATTCGTAGAAGTAAACGGAGATACTACAAATTCTGTTATAGAGATTGCAGAATTAAACTATAATAACTTAATTTCAAAGAATCTTGACTCTCAAAAATTAATTAGAAAAATATCAAATCCAGTAAATGATATTAAGGAATACGAAACTAAACCTGGGTGTACGGGTATTTTGGTGAATGGAGTTGAAGTATGTAACTACAAATCCAATGATAATGTTTATTATGGTCCTATCGAAAATATTGCGGTTTTATCTTCTGGGTCTGGATATGATGTAGTTAATCCACCAGATCTAACAATTACCGATATAAACGGATACGATGCCAAATCTTATTGTACAGTAAATGGTACTCTGGAGAGGATTGATATTGAAGATCCTGGTTTTGATTATCTAGATACTCCAAAAGTTACTATTTCTGGCGGCAACGGAAATGGTGCTTCATGTGAAGTAAAACTTACGGATTTTGAGCATAAGATAATTTTTATAGCAAATGATTCTTCTAATTTAGTAGAACTAAATCCAACAAATACTATATCATTTTTGGATCACCATAAACTTAGAGATAATGAAGAAGTAGTATATTTTACTAATGGGCAGCAATCTATTGGAGGTTTATCAACAAGTTTTACTTATTATGCCTCAGTTCAAGATTCATATACAATAAAACTTCATAAAACTTATTATGATTCTCTTGTTGGCATAAACACTATACAACTTACATCATACGGTAAAGGTGAGCAGTATTTTGTATGTAAAAATAAAAAAAGAAGAGTAAATTCTATAATTGTAACCAATAATGGTGCAGGATATCAAAATAAGTATAGATCTGCACAACCATCTGGTATAAGCACATTTTCCAGCACGGTCAATATAAAAAACCATGGTTATTTAAATGGAGAAATAGTAGTTTATAATTCTTCAGATAACCCAATAGGGGGATTATCATCATCCACCTCATATTATTTGACTAAAGTTGATGAAGATAATTTTAAACTTTCCGAAATAGGAATATCAACTTTGGGGGTATCTAGTTCTTTTTATTATGATACTAAACAATATATAAAATTTACCAATTCAGGTGTTGGAACTCATAAGTTCAATTATCCACCAGTAAGTGTGTCTATTTCAGGCAAAATTGGGGTATCAACTCTGTCTGGTTTAGATTGTAATTCTAAACTTATTCCAGTTTTTAGGGGAGAGATAGAATCTATTTTTGTGGAATCTGGAGGATTTTCTTATGGTTCTCAAGAAATTATTAATCATGATAGGCAACCAACTTTTACTTTAAATCAGGGGTCTGGATCTCAGTTTACTCCCATAATTAGCAATGGAAAAATTGTAGAAGTTGTTGTAAACTCATCTGGGAACAATTATAAGTCACAACCAAATATTGTAGTAAAGGGAAGTGGTTATGGCGCAATCCTAACTCCTATTATTTCAAATGGTTCTATAGTAGAAATTAAAGTTATAAACGGGGGATATTCTTACAAGGCTTCAGACACTAAAATTTCTACAGTTACTTCTGGAAGTGGGGCAAAATTTAAGGCAAGTATAAAACCCTGGAAAATAAATTTAGTAGAAAGATTTTTACATAGTTCAAAAATATCATCCGATGATGGAATATTGATCCCATCACTAAATCAAAATTACGGGTTAGAATATGCACACGCATATGCGCCAAGAAATTTAAGATCTTTAGTTCAGGCAACGAATTATGTTAATGGAGAAAAGAGATATACATCAGATCTACAAACTATCGACAATAAAGAAACTGATTCTTTTTCACATTCTCCTATTATTGGATGGTCTTATGATGGTAATCCTATTTACGGACCATATGGATTTACGACAATAACTGGAGGTTCTATTAGATCTCTAAAATCTAGTTATGAAATATTATTAAAAGAAGGAAGACCTAGTACTGAAATATATCCACAAGGTTTTTTTGTTGATGATTATAGTTATGTAGGAAGTGGAGACCTAGATGAACATAACGGAAGATTTTGCATTACTCCAGAGTATCCTAATGGAGTTTATGCATACTTTACAACAATTAATGATGGACCGGTAGAAATTTCTGGAGTATTTGAAAATTACAAAAAACCAAAATTTCCATATGTAATTGGAAATAGTTATAAATCAAAACCAATAGATTTTAACTTTGATCCAAAATCAAATCAAGACAATATTGATTTAAATAAAACCAAGTGGAGAAGAAATACTAGACTTCATGGAATATTAAATTCTAACATAGAATATGGTTATATAAATGATTTAAATCTACAAGATATCACTTCTACTGTTGAAAGTGTATCTGTCGGATCTATTGATTCTATTAATTTAATTTCTTCCGGCGAGGATTATAGGGTCGGTGATAAAATAATTTTTGAAAAGGTAGGAGATGATAATGTTTTTGCGAATGTTTCTTTGGTAAAAGGAAAAGAAATTACGCAAATTAGTGCTGCAACTTCATCGTATGATGATGTAAGATTTTACCCATACGGGCAAAATTTTGTTGCATTTACAACTGTTCCCCATAATTATTTGGATAATGATTTAATTACTGTAACTGGAGACTTTGATTATAAAAAATATGGTACTATAAAAGTTTTTAGTAATACTTTGAAATTGGAGTCTGGGGTAAGTTCTACCAGTAGCACCGGAATAGTAACTTATTTTAAAGTAAATGGTGATTTAAATTTCCCAAATATTAAAGAAAATGATGTTTATAAAATAAGAGATGAAGAAGTAAAAGTTTTAAATATCGATAAAATTTCTTCTAGGATTAGAGTTCTTAGAAACTACAATAATACTGTAGGAATTACATCATATTCTGCTGGAGAAATATTAACCGAAAAAACTAAAAAATTTAGAACAAGTTTTAATATATCAACTTCATATAATTTTGATATTGATAAAGAGTATTATTTTGATCCCAAAGAATCAGTAGGAATTGGTACAACTTCTGGGGTTGGGATTGTAAGTACCCTTACGATTTCAAATCCCGGTGTAGGTATTACTCAAATTTCAATACCAACTAAAGCAATTTATATACAAAATCATGAATTGAATACTGGCGATTCTTTAATATACTCATCTAATGGAGGAACAACACTAGCAGTTTCAACTAATGGAACATCAAGTTTTCAATTAGCAGAGCAATCTATTGTTTATGCAATAAAACTTTCAAATGATTTAATTGGAATATCTACAAATAAAGTTGGTTTGGGTTCTACCGGAATTTTTGTATCTTTGGGTTCTACCAATTATACAGATACATCTCTATATTTTACTTCGGTTGGATCTGGAAATACTCATAGTTTTAAAACAATTTATTCAAATATTTTTAGTGCTAGAGTAGATAAGAATATAGTAACAGTTTCTACATCTTCTTCTCATGGATTATCGTTGTATGATAATGTAGTAGTTAATATAAACTCAGGTATTTCTACAAATATTATAGTCAAGTATGATGATCATAATAGAAGGTTAATAATAAATCCTCGCACATATTCAACAATTGATACTACTACAGGCACTATAAACCTTCCAAATCATGATTTTTATACAGGACAAAAAGTACTTCATACTTCACAAACTCCAGCAACTGGATTAGAAAATGAAAAAATTTATTATGTTGTTGTAGTAGATCAAAACAAAATTAGATTATCCAACACTTATTATCAATCAATTAAACAGATACCAGAAACTGTAAGTATAACATCATCTTCGGTCGGATCTATTTCTAAAATAAATCCAGAAATAAAACTTACCAAAAATCAAACAGTAATTTTTGACTTATCCGATTCTTCACTGGGGGTTGAAAATAATATTGAAAAATATTCTGCTTTTGACTTTAAAAT